CGGCGTGCCCGCCAACCCCTCGGGCGTCGAAGTCGGGATCTGGCTCGCCAATCAGTCCTACAAATTCTGCATTCAGAACTCGCTCGGCGTGCAGCTCCGCTGCATCGACAACATCCCTGGCTATGCCTTCGGGATTCTGAATCTGGCGAACACCTGGGCTCTGGGGCAAACCTTTTCGACCGCGATCACCATCACCCCAACCGACAACCAGATCATCACTGGCGCCCCAGGTAACCAGACGACGGTCGATTTCCCGCCACCGACGGGAAACATCACCCTGCACTTCCCTTCCACGGGCGACACGATGGTCGGCCGCAATACCACGGACACACTGACCAACAAAACCCTGACCGCGCCCGTGATCAACAACGCGATCGAGACGATGCCGACGATCAACGGCGCGGTGGTCGTGAATTCGCCGGGCACCTACGCCGCGATCGCGAACGCCAACCCGACCGGCACCACGGTTTCGACCCTCACCAAGCTGATCAACTCGACCGCGCAGGCGACCATTGCAGCCACCACTGACACGCGCGGCATCATCGGGATCACGGTCTCGGGCGCAGGCAATACCGGAACCGCGATCGTCCAGGAATCGGGTCTGGTGAACTGCGTTTTCGACGGGGCAACCAGCGCTGGGGACTACGTGCAGATTTCGGCGACGGTTGGCGGGGACTGCCACGACACCGGCTCGGCCACCTATCCCTTGACCAACCAGATCGTCGGCCGGGTGATGACCACCAACGGCGGCGGGGGCACTTACCAGGTGTTGCTGTTCGGCCCGGACATCGAAGGCTCGTCGGCGAATTCGATCGGCGTGACCATTGCGAACTCGGGTACAGGTACGAGTCTCTCGGCGCTTACGAAACTGGTGAATGCGCCCTCGCAGGCCCAGATCACCTCGACCGGCGACACGGGCGGCATCATCGGGATTACCACCGCCGGCGCTGGCACCACGGGAAGCGCCGTAGTTGCCCAGATGGGCTTGATCAACTGTCAATTCGACGGCGCGACCACGGCGGGCGACTACGTGCAAAACTCGCCAACCGTGGGAGGCGACTGCCACGACGTGGGCGCAAGCTATCCCACCGCCGGGCAGGTGCTCGGGCGCGTGCTCTCGACCAACATCGGGGCCGGAGCGTACACCGTCGATCTCTTCCCGCCGGAAATCAACGCGCCTAAGTCGATTCTCGCCCAGTCGACCACCACCTCGCTCTCGACGACCGCGATCGGCAACTCGAACGCGACCGTGATCACGAAGGCCGTCACCATGCCGGCCTCGGGCTGTCCTTGCCGGGTGCAGGCCAACTGGTGGCTCTATGTATCGACGACCAACGCAGGGCAGGATGTAGCTTACGTCACCGACGGCACGGCGGGATTTGCCGGGTCGGAGACGGCGACGACGGGCAGCGCGAGCGGCTATGGATTCAATGGCGCGGGAGCCTCGACCATCACCTACGCGAACAATGCCGTCATCACCTTCAACCTGATCATGGCATCGTCACACTCGGGCGGAACCACAGTCTCGAGCTCGCAACTCGGCACCTCGATTACGGGCGCGCCCGCCTCCGCGCTGAATCTGGTGGTCTATTCCTCGAACTAAACATGTCCTCGAACTAACATGAGACGCCTTCTCTTCTTTCGCCTTTCGCTGTTCCTGCTCGCGGTCTCCTCCTTCGCTCAGGTCAACTCCGCCCGCATGCTCTCGGGCGTGAACGCGCAGACCGGCTCGAGCTACACCTTTGTCGCGCTCGACTCGACGCGCATCACCACGTTCTCGAATGGCGCAGGTGTGGCGGTCACGCTGCCGGCGGGCACGACGCAGAACTTCGGAGCGGGAGCGGTCTTCTCGGCGAAGAACATCGGCGCGGGTCTAGTCACCATCACCTGCTCGTCGTGCACGATTAACTCGACCGGCACGGCGTCCTCGACGCTCGCGCTCGCGACTGGGCAGAACGCCGATCTCTACTCGGACGGGACGAACTACGTGGCCTTCGTGCCGCCGGTAGTCTCGAGCAGCACCCCGACCATCGGAGACTGCCTGCTGTTTTCGACCAACGGCAGCGGACTGTTCGATCCGAGCGCGTGCCCGCCACATTTCATCCAAGTCGTTGCGGACCCGATCTCTACTCTTTCCGTCATCGGGAGCGCGCAAGCGGCCCAAAGCATTGGGAACACCACGACTGTCATCGCCGGAACCGCAACCGAGACAGGGGCAGTGACGCTCACTTCGGCCGCGTCAGCCTCAACCAATGATGTGGTTGATGTCGACCAGGGATTCGGCGCGGCCCAAGGGGATTCTTTTAACACCTACGGCTCAATGCGGCACTATGCCGTGCGCCTTCGCCTGAACAACACCGCGAACGTGCGCTACTGGTGGGGTCTGGCGAATGCCGCTCCGCAATTCGGCACAGCAGCGTACTCGACCAACACGCCCAACACCACGTACTGCATGTTCCGCTATTCGGCGGGCACGGATACGACCATCAAGGCCGCCTGCGGCACGTCCTCGGCCGCGCAAACGATCGCGGACACCACGGTCGCAGTCGACACCACCGCCTCCCACCTCTTCGAGATCACGAACGTGGGCGGAGCGACGACCAGCTTCAACTTCCTGATCGACGGAACGGTGCGGGCGACCATCTCGACCAATCTGCCGACGGCGGCGACCAACTACGGCATGCTGGCGGTCGGCGATAACCAGAACACGGCGACGGCGATCGGGTTCACGTTCTTCAATTCGACCATCGTTCTCAAGTAAGTCGACTCCTTCGCTTAGGCAACACGAATGAAAAAACTTCTAATCTTCTGCTCCTTCATGCTCCTGCTGTGGGCGGCGCTGTTCCTGCTGATGGGGCAGATCAACAATGGGGGGGGAGGCGGGAGCACATTCACCGGAGGCACGATCACAACTCCGATTCTGGGCGCGAACGGAACTTGTTCAGCCGCCACCTATGGCTTTACGACCAATTCAGGCTACGGAGAAATTTTCCTTTCTGGTGTAGGTGCGGCGATGGCGGCGGGCGGAAACTGCACGGCTGGGTTTTCATCGACCTCTGTCGTGATGGGGTCAGCGATTAGTTTGGAATGGACAAACGGCGCTCCATTGACCAACGCCAACGACACTGGAATGGACAGGCCGACTGGGGGATTGCTTCAAGAAAATGCAGGTACGCCGGGAACCGAAGGCGGGTTACTGCGCCCCGGATTTGATTCGTGTCGCGTCACCGCCGACATCACACTCCCAGTCAACACGGCAACGACGGTGTGCTCCTGGTCGCTGCCTGCGCTTGCGAAGGCTTGGGCATGGCAGTGTGAAATTCCCTGGGTGATTTCGGCGGGCACGGGCACGAACACCCTGGCCATCATCGCGAATGCCTCGCAGACTCCTACCGCCGCAACCAACGGCTTTGCGGAGATTCTGACCACGAATACCGGCACGGCGACAGAGGCGACGACTGCGATCTCCGCCTCTGGAGCCACTACGCTTCTTACCTCCGGAACCATCACGCCCGCCGCGACGGTGTTCTCGGCCCGCACCTCTGGAACCGTTCTGGCTTCCGGGACTGCTGGAACGTTTGCCATCCAGATGACCGCAGCAGGGACAACGGCGACGGCAGCAGCCAAGGCCGGGGCGACCTGCTTGCTCTACTAACCTTGAGGAATTCTAGAAAGTGTCCGCATGAAAGTGTCTCGGCTCTTAGCTGCATTCTTCGTCTTGCTCTCTTCCCTCTCCGCGCAGATCAGTCAGAACGGTGGAAGCGGAGGCGGAAATTCCTACCTCTGGACTCGTGTCGGAACCGTGATCTATCCCCGCGCTGATCTGGCAATCGATCAACAGGCGGTGCAGGAAGTCAGCGTGATGTACGACACCAGCGGGAACTGCCCCGTCATCGGATCGGGATATGGGACGGGTTGCTGGCGGGCGTGGTTTCACTGCGGCTGGTCGACTAACAATATTTGCGCGGCCGAAAGTACAGACGCATTCACCTGGCAACGCAGTGCAGGGGCGGTAGGCGGGTTAACAGCGAACTCCTATGCCACGCCCTTCGTGTGGAAGGCTGGCACAACTTATTATTTCTTGGGCTCCCGAACCAGCGGAAATCTGGATGAGTGGACATCGACTGACGGGTTCAACTGGGCGAATCCGAGCGCTTCGATCCTGACTCCCGGAAGCGCGGGTACATGGGATTCCTCATCGCTTGGCAACACTTCGGTGGTCACTTTCGGGCCGGTCGCGGGGATGTGGTACATGCTTTACGATGCCGTGGGAACGGGCTGTTTAAAGAACTGCATCGGCACTGCGACCTCAACAAATAACGGGGTTAGTTGGACAAAGGGCGGAAGCAACCCAGTCATGACCGGCGGCACGCTGGGAGGCATCGGCGGTCCCGATCTGCACTATGCCAACGGGCAATGGTATGCCTACATGCACACCGGGCAACTGCCCAGCGACATCTACTTCTCGACCTCGACCGATTTCGTGAACTGGACAACTCCGACGTTGGTCTTAAGGCGACAGACTCCGGATGAAGGCGTCAGTATTGGAACAGGGAGTCAGGCGCAAATCTCTGACCCTTTTGTGATGGAAGCGCCCTGTATCGCTTTTTGGCCGAACGCAAATACGCCCGTGCTCTACAACAGCACCAACAAATGCTCATTCATGTTTTATGAAGCCATCGTCTTCCAATCGAGCCCGAACGATTCCCACATCAAGCTGGCCGTGGCGAATATGCCACTCGCGCAAACACTAGCCGCGCAGCAAGCGAGCGCCGCGAATCTGGGTGTCGAACTGGGAGGACAACCATTCGTCCAGGAAATTTACGATGTGCCGACGACATCGTCTGCCGGAAAGCTTTTCGGAGTAACCCCGGATTACTGGATGACGCGGACCAGCGCGAACACGGATGTTGCTGGGGAGCTTGCGTTTTCTTCCGCGACCATAGCGACCTACTCCTGGGTCGGGAAGTACAGCAACCATCCCGAATGCGGCGCCACCCCGCAGTTTGATCTAGGCGCGACGCCGCCGCGCATGTGGATCACCTACTCGACCACTGTGTCCTTCACCATCAACTTCTCGGCAGCGGTGACCGGCTCAGTCAGCTATCACTGCGACGGACGCAACTAGAACGCAATCTTTCTTCCCCACATCTTTTCCTCAAAGGAGTTCTCTCTCATGAAATCCTGTCTCATTCGTTGCGCCCTCGCGGGCGTCGCTTCCCTTCTCACCGGCGGCTTCCTGGGCTATAGCTACGGAGCCTATGTGTACTCGCGAGCCGAGTACGTTTTCAAAGCTGCGCAGAATCTCGAAATCGGGCTGCGCAACAAGCTGCGGAATCTACTCTGATGGCCGGGGCACAAAACTTCATCCAGAAAGCTCTGCCCTGGATCGGCAAAGCGGTGGGTGCGTTTGCGGCCTCTGGGCCGATCGGACTGCTCACCGTCGCGGCGCAAGGCATCGGGGAGATTGTCGGCAAAAACGTGCCGCCCACCACCGACGCAATTTCGGCCGCCATCGCCGGAGCCACGCCCGACCAACTCATCGCCATGAAGAAAGTGGACGATGATTTCGCCGCGCAGATGAAGCAGATGGGCTTCACCGACGCGGAGGAGTTGGAGCAGATCTTCGCGGGCGATCGGGCGAGCGCGAGAGAGATGCAAACGCAGACTCGCTCCTGGCTTCCGGGGGCACTGGCGATTTTCATCACCCTCGGCTTCTTCTCGCTCCTGGCCTTGATTGCATTTCACGCCACGCCAGCGAGCAGCGAAAAAGCCCTCGACATCATGCTCGGCTCGCTCGCGACGGCTTGGATCATGGTGGTCGGATTCTATTTCGGAAGTTCTTCCGGCCACGAGCGCGCAACCGAACTGCTGGCCCAGAGCACGCCTGTGGTCGCGAAGTAGATGGACCCGTTCTCCATCGATCCGCACGAGTATGAGTACTACAAGCAGGTGCATCCGCCGCGCGTCACCGACTACACCAAGCGCACGCCCGAGCAGATGGCGCGCGACATCACGGTTTGCCACGACAACCTGCGTCGGCAGATTCGAATCAACGACAAGCTGGTCGCGCAACTGGAGCGGGAAAAAATCTGGCGGCGGGTTCTGATTTCGGCGGTAGTAGGGCAGTGGACCGTGCTGCTTATCCTGTTCAAGTGGGGACTGCCGCTCGCTATGAAGGGTTTGGGGAAGTGATGCCTGAGAAAGTTTCCCGCATTGTGCTCGAAGAGTACGAACTGATTGGCAAGAACCGCTCCGCCACCGACGATGACTACTACGAGTTGGTGTTCAAGTTCGTGCACCTGAAACCCTCGCGCATCGCGACCTTCCGCTTCGACAAAGGCCCGCGCACCTCCATCCTGACCCACAACAAGGCCAACGCGAAAAGCGTGCACGACGGAGACAAGTTCCGCATCGTGCTGGAGCGGGTGGAGTAGCCGATGTGGCTCTACGAACAGGCTACTGGGAAACTCTTCGATCAAGACGGAGAACTGGTCGGCGCCGGCTACTCCGGCGGAAATTGCGGCCAGAATCCTGAGGGGAAAAACAATCCCGCTATGCAGAAGATTCATTGCGTGGGCCCGCTCCCGATCGGCGTCTACACCATCTCGCCACCAGAAGACACGGTGACCCACGGGCCGTTCGTCTTGCCGCTCACGCCCTACCCGACCAATTTCATGTTCGGGCGAAGCGGGTTTCTGATCCACGGCGATTCGGTGCTCAGGCCGGGGGATGCTTCGGAGGGTTGCATCATCATGCCGCGTGCGGTGCGTGAGCGAATCTGGCAGTCGCACGACTACAGCTTGCAGGTGATCGCCGAGAAGGCTTAGGGCGTGCAGCGCAGCTTTAGGGTTTGCTCAGGCGTACTGTAAAGCACTTGGTCGTGAGCGATGCCACTCAAATCCTCAGTATGCGCAGGCAGGACGGCTACGCAGTGCTGCTCGATCCATGAATCTAGATCAACAACTTGTTGGTATTCGTGATCCTTGCAAACTGCAACCCGGCGTCCAGCCTGCGGCCCATCCCCAATTACAATCGCCTCACCTTCAAAACAATGGACGGCCTGTGTGGTGAAAGCAAGATTGCCGCTCGTACTAGGTTCGGGATTCTGGGCGTGGGCTGGCAGCGTTCCGCTCGCGCTAATCATTCCCCACAACCAAACCAGGAACAGCACGCTCAGAACGATCTCGAACCAGTTCCGTCTGATCCAGTTCATAATTCCCTTTCTCTAGCCCGCCGCGTTCAGTCTCTTCTGTGGCGGGATGATCTCCGGGGCCGGCAGCGTCGCTTCCCTGCGAGAGAGCCGCGCTACCACCTTGCGGTGCAGTTCTTCGTAGCCCGCCGCGCACACTCCCGGATCGGTGCCCACCAGATTCTGCAGCGCGAAATAGGCGGCCACTTCGATCGGGTGATTGCCTCCCGGTTGTGAGCCCATGGCGGTCGCGAGCGCGCACTGGGTGCAGAGGTAAAGCCGCTCGGACTTCGAGGTGCGCTGCTTACCCATGCCGACGGTCTGGTAGAACAGGCTCAAGGCGGCGGCACCTTCGTTGGTGTCAATCAAGCGATCGCATTTCATGCAGGTCTGGGGCTTGCGCACTGGCATCTGTGGCTCCCTCTTTGCTGCCTATTAATAGCCTATTAATAGACCACACTTCCACCTGATTCTGCTCGGTGGCTGGACTCAGGGTAGGCAACAGGGGGAAGGGATCGGTTACTTCGGTTTGGCCGGATTCGCGTTCTTTGTGGCCGCTCGGACATGGCCGAAAGTAAAGTGAGTTCGGATGGCCCCCGTTCTCCCATTTCGCAAGCCCACGCCCAAACGCAAGGAAGAGCGTCCCAAGGCCGCATGAGTGTCACCGCAGCATCCACGCTACCAGCCCGCAAGCCGCCTCAGTCAGAGCGCCGGAAAACTGCGCGCGCGAAAAAGCCCACCACGGTTGCCGAGCAATGGACTCTCGTGAAAGAGACCGAAGCCGAAGCGCACTTGCAATGGGAGAAGTTGCGCAAGGAAGTCCGTAAACTGGTGAAACTCGCGAACATGGGCCGCAAGCACAAGATGGTCGTGCCGATCTCGGACAGCCGCGGCATCAAGATCGTGAATCAGTACCGCACGCGTGACGATAAAATTTTCACACCCGCATTTTGCAAACGCTTCGACGTGAAAGAAGTTCCGCTCGACAGCACGGAATGACCATTAAGCTTCAGTTCGGGCGCAAGAGGGAAGCGGACCAGATGTGCGCCGCGAAAGATCCCGGCCCGCCCGCGATGATGGAGCCGCGAGAATGCGCTCCGCCGCCGAACCCTTGCCGATTCCAGGGCCACGACTACCAGGCGCTGGATAAATCTTCCAAAGCTATCCTGCTCTGCTGTCTTCGCTGCGCGGATGTGCAACGCATCCCGCTTCGTGCTTCGTCTTCGTCCGCTCCTCGCTCCTCTCCGCGCTTCGCCCACCTCGCGTAAGTTTTTCCCGCCTGCCTTTTTCCTCACGTTCCACACCTTTCACACTCTTCCCGCTGTCGCACATGGCAACCGACTTGCGATTTTCCTTTGTTGGAAGCTTTTGCTTTTGCGGTTGGGGTTGTTCGTTCTAAGAAATGCTTCGCTGATCCCGCGCGTGTGTGCGGTTTCGGTCTGACGGGGATCTGGGGCGCGGCTCCGACTTGCCTTTGACGTTTGACGGCTGCTGAGTTCATGCGTGCTGTGTGGTGCTCTCTACTCTGTAGTTCTAGTAATAAGTTCTTTCTGTTTCTTTGTCGGCTGATCCTGCCGATCTAATCGGTAGCAGTTGCCGAGTAATCAGCAGAAGTTGCCGGTTGATCGGCAAGAGTTGCTGATTGCTCCGGTTCCGCGAAGTCCCGGATGGCGAGTTAGGACCGGACGCGCAGATTTCCCTTGACCGTGTTACGTGTAACGGTTACCGTGGGCTGCCATGAGGGAACATCGCATCTGCGCCGCTGAGGATTGCGAAAACGAGTTCACGCCGAGAATCGGTGCCGGAAACCGGCCCAGCCAAAAGTACTGCTCAAGCAACTGCGCGAGCAGAAGCCGTGTCCGCAACATGCGAGCACGTAAGCGGCTGCTGCAGCCGCCACCAGGCGGAGGCGACGGCGGAGGGCTCTTCGCCACCATTGGCGGGGCTGTCGAGTACGGGCAAGACGGCTCTGTGTCCGATAAGAACAGGTATTCTGTAAAGCCAGCGCCCGCCAAAAAGCAGCCCGTCCCCGTTCACCCCGAACCCCAGCGGAGCCATACGAATGCGGCTTAGCGCGTTTGTTCGGAATTTGGAACGCCGCTTCGTCCCAGCGTTCCTCGTAAGTCCCACTCTGTACAATCCGCTGCCCTTTGGCGGAGGAACGACTGGCCCGTCCTTCACTCTCCAGCCGAGTGTTGGTCCGGCTCGCGGCGGCAGAACTGCGCGAGCTGAATCCCCATTGGCAGGACGATTACCGGATCTCATGGATCACCGTGCGCAATGCCGCGCAGTGCGTGCCAGAGCCGCACGTCGTCGCGAGCTACGCGGTTCTAGGTCTGCATCCCTCGAAAGTTTGGCCCGCGATCGTCGAGCGCCGCAAAGCGCTGCTGGGGCCGTTCTACGTGGACGAATCACTTCCGCCGAAAAAGCCCTGCGAGTCGGTTTGCTTGGTCGAGGAACCCGTCCGGCGAGTGGCGGGCGAGGAGTTCTGCGGTAAACAAACGCGGCGCGAGATCTCGATAATTTCGCGCCGCTTGAAACGAGTTGAAGAGCCCGGAATGGCAGCCTCAACAGCGACAGCATCGCACAAACCGGACGACGGGCCAAGAGGGATTTATGAGCCCAAGGAATTCTATCGGTTAGCGGAGCGCCTGCCCATTCCGGGCCACCTGCAGCGCACCTTCCGGCTCTGGTACGCAGCTTGCGGCAACCCCACCGGCGAAACCATCGAGTTCTTCGCGACGATGAAAAAGTTTGCCCGCAAGGCGATGATTTGTGACCGGACCGCGCGCTCCCATGTGCAGCGCTTTGAGCAGCTCGGATTGGTCTCCCTCCGCCCCAAGAGCCCCTACCGAACGAAGGCGTACCGCTTGAACATTGCCCCGCTCTATCACCAGAGTTGGGAACGGTGCCAGTGTTGCGGACACCGGCACGAAAACGGGCACTGTGGCCATTCACTCGGGGCGCGCCGCATCGTGTTTCGCGTGGGCAGCGGCAAACAGCAGAAGCGCGCCGAGAAAGTGGTCGAGCGCGTGTGTCGCTGCGCGGCAGCCGCTCATCCCGGACCTGTTCCAGTGGTCCAGCCGGAAGCGCCCAAGCCCGCAGCGTCTGCGACGCGCCCAAACGTAGAGAGCGCGCTGCCCTATTCGCTGCAACAGCGTCTATCGCTCGCGGCGAAACTGCTGATGGAAATGTGCGGCCTTCCACCCCTGCCCGAAAGATCGGCGCACGTGGAATCGGCGATTCTTGCGGAAGCGAAGATGTTGGGGATTGAAGTCGAGCAAGCGGGCAAGCATCTGACGGAGTGCGCGCTGCGCGACCAGAAGGAAGGCGTCACGCTGAATCGCTTCTACTTCCTCGACTGCAAATGGAGGTCCCGTGGAACCCAGCAAACGAAACTCACCGCCGCTCAGTCGCGCTCTGAGCGTAGTAAACAAAGCCTCCTTAATGCCCTCGGCGAACTCCACCGTCGAGACCGAGAAGCTGCTGGCGGTACAGATTCACCTGACCCGCCTGAACTCGAAGACTGAGCCGGATCAATACTTCGATGCCGAGTTCCTGCGCATCTTTCGCGCCGAGTCGCCCGAAGCGATTCAGTGGGTGTTTCAGGCATGGCGCAATGAGTCCCCGTATTTTCCGGCGATCTCGGACATTCAGCGCTTGCTCCGGGCTTGGCGGAGAGCGCAGCGCGAACGACTCGAACTGGAAGCGCGCCTGGAGGAAAAGTTCCTGCTCGAAGAGCGCCGCAAGCGGGGAGAGGTACCGGACTATGCCGAAATCGTCAGGCAGCTGCGCGCGATCGCGGAACGAACTCCAGTGTCCGACGTTGAGGAACGGCGACGGAAGTTTTGCTCGCGCATCAGCAGCGTGGCGCAGATCGTTCCGGCGCTCCATCTTTCCGAGGAAGAAATCGCGGCGCGCCGCGAGAAGGAACGCGAAGAAATTCGCCGCTACTTGGAGAACGAATGATGAGCTCGCCGACTGATCCGCCCACCGCTTTCCCATCAGTCGGCCCGGAGGACGGCTGTCCTAACGTGAGGGGGTTGGCCGTCCTCCATCCCCTGAATCAACCGGTCGAGTTCATGCGCTTCTGCCCGAAGTGCCAGGAGGAGACGCGCTTCATCGCGCAGATCGAGATGCTGAACGGCTTGTGGGGCTGCTGCGCGAACTGTGGGGATGAACGAGTGGTGCCCTATACCAGAACGGTGGAGGCGGCGTGAGCGATGTTTTCTTATTCGCGCGCTGCATTGTGAAACTTGGCTTCACGACTGGTTTCTGGCCGTTTCTTTTTCTCATCTACGCGGTCGAGCGCTGGGGGAAAGCATTCCGGGTCCCTGCCCACAAGCAGGGGGAAAGGTGGACGCAATGGTTCAAGCCAACACGCACACGCTTCGAGATTTCACCGTGCCGATCGCGCTCTATTGCTTTCACTGCGAGCGGAAGTTGTCGAAGTCCACTCCGGTGCAGATCAACAGCAACGATGTCATCGCGTACTGCCAGAAGTGCGGGTGCATGAGCATCTTCAAAATCGAGGCGGCGTGAGCGATCTCTCGGACAATGCGACGCGGGCTTTGCTGTTTCAGTACGCGCTCGATCGCGGAATCCCAGAGACGTGGGCAGGCGACAAGCACACGCGCTGCATCAGGATGTTTTGCCGGATCAGCGGACTCGGGGAAGCAGAGGCGCTCGCAGCATTCGCGGAGCTGGAAGATGCGCAGATGATTGACCGACTTCCGGACGAGGAAGAATTCTGATGGAGTCCCCTGAAATCTTCGAGCGCTTCATGTCGACCGACTGCGCGGGCTGCGCCGGGCAAAAGAAAACCCGCAATGCTTTCTGCCTGTCCTGCTATCAGCAATTGCCGCGCGCGCTCAAGGTTTCGCTCTGGAAGAAATTCGGCGAAGGCTTTGAAGAAGCCTATCAAGCCTGCCTGAGCTGGTTTCGCACGCATCCGTTCCAGGGGGAACACCGGGCCAAGCAGCAACAACTTTTCTGATGGGAGGAAGGAGATGGCGAAGTACTTTCTGATTTGTTCCTGGTGCGGCGAGCGAGCCGAAGCTCGCTCCGAAGGCAAAACCTACTGCGAGCTGTGCGGTCATCGGGCGGACGTTCCCCAAAATGCTTGCGACTGCCGCAAGTGCCGGCGACGTTCGGCTTCCCCGCCAGCTCCGCAGAAACGGTGGGCGGCGGCATGACACGCGACCACTACATCCTCAACGACGATGGCACGATTCGTGTCGTCGATTTGCTTACGTGGGCGAAGTGGTTCGAAGTTGCTCAACGGCAAATTGCGCGGGACTACCTGCCAGATGGCGTGCGCGTTTCTACCGTCTTTCTCGGCATCGATCACAACTTTTCCGATCTAGGCCCCCCGCTTCTGTTCGAGACGATGATTTTCGGCGGGCCTCACGACGGGTACCAGGATCGCTATGCGACGCGCGACGAAGCTATCGCCGGACACGCAAGGGCTCTCGAACTCGCGAAGAATCCTGTGGAGGCCCCATGAGCAATTTAGTCTCACTCCACGATGACCCCGACATCAACGTCCGCGCTCTCGACTTCGTGCGCGGCCTGCGCATGGCCGACGCTGAATTCGAAGCCAAGCGCGCCGACTACTACACCCTGCTGCGGGCTCTCGCGAACGTGGTCTACCGGGCACGCATCCGAACTGGGGGACGATTGTGTGACCCGATTGATTTCCGTCTCTGGCTGGAGGAAGTGGCGGAGGCCCTGAAGTGAGCGTGGACCACTACAACTGCTGGCACTACTGTCCGGCTTGCGGTGCTCCCTGTCAAGGCATGAAGCATCACGACGGCCAGCATACGTGCATCAATTGCGGCACACGATGGTGGGACGAAGCAGAGGACGAGGAACGATGACCGAGCACTTCACCCGCTCGACCGTCTCTGCCGCCTTCTACTGCTCAAAGTGCGGGAAGCCCACGCAGCATAGAATCGACGATTGCCGGAAAGGGCCGTGCCTGGAGTGCATCGCCAGGCTGGAAGTCGAGCACAACGCGCCGAAGAAACCAGCGGCGGAGAAGCAGGGAGACTTATTCCATGCTTGAAGTGAGCACCGTGGACCTTCTCTTCGCAGCCGGTGCAGTCGTGATCGTCGAAATTCTCTGCTGCATGGCCTTCCGCGATCTTGGCTACGCGCGCGGCTTACGGGATGGCCTGGCGAAAGGGCGCGACTCGGAAGCCGACTTCTGGATCGGCATCGAGAAGCAGGTCGACCGGGAGCGGCAACGATTGTGGGAGCAGGAGAAGAAGGGAGAGTGGCTGTGACCCGAGATGAACATCTGGCGTGGGCGAAAAAGCGCGCTCTTGAATACGTGGACGCGGGCGACGTGCGGCAGGGCTTCACTTCGATGCTGTCGGATTTGTCGAAGCATCCCGAGCTGAAGGATCACAAGGGCTGCGAGATCGGCGTCGGGTTCATGATGCTGCCGGGCTGGATCGATAACGAGCGCGAAGTGCGGCGCTGGATTGTGGGGTTCAACTGATGATTGCAATGCGGCTGCACGATGAGGAAAAGAAATCGATCTGCGTGATGCTGGTCCTTGAGCCCGGCAACCTGGAGAAGCTGAAGCAGGGCATGCCCATCCACAAATGGCTGAACGAATTTATTCCGGAGCTGCCGACGAAGGTCGAGCTGCTCTTTGCCTACTCGCCCGATGTGGTCTGGGTCGCGGAGGAAATGCGGCGGCGCGGGATCAATCACGACGCGCTGAAGATGGCGGAGATCATCGAAGAGAGTCTCAGCCGGAAGCCGGTTGTGATCCGCGACAAAACGGCGGAAGAAATGAAGCGTGTGTTGTGAGCTACCGCGAGGAGAACGGGCAGGTGGTCCTCACCATGAACAAAGAGGACTTCACAAGCCTGATGTACTTTCTGGGCCTCGGGGCGGCATTAACGCATCTTCCGACTCGCGGTGTTCTTGAGTTGCTGAACCGACTCAACCAGGGCAACCCGCACTACACGCCCTACAAAGTTTGAAGCTGTTTCTAGGCCGGGGCCGGGCGCAGCAAGGGGAAAAACGCTCGGCCCTGTTTTCACTTTTCAGGACGGGGAGCGGCAAGGGAGAGCTTGATCTACCTGCACACCACGCAGGCCATCGATCTGTTCTCGAAGTTGGCCGTGCAGCTCGCGGCCTACATGAACCAGGCCTCTCCGGAGCTGATTGAAATCAAGAGGCGGAGTTTATAGTGAAGCGATGGGTCCGGGAAATCCTACAGAATCGGCCTCCCGGCTCAATTCCCGCAAAGCCACTTTCGCTGGAGAGCATCCAGAAAACTCTGAACTGGAAAGATTTTCGGCCCAGTGCACGCGATCTACTTTTGGCTGCGCAGGCTCTTGAGGAAATCGCGTGTTGGTTGGAAGGCACAGAGCATCAGCATCTCGCGAAGCTACTCTGGCCAATCGTGGTCGCACTTCGAAGGCTTGCCTAACCCCTCTCCCCGTTGCAAATCCAGTGGCTGACTCCATTGCCCTCTACGCGGTCATCCCGCCACGCCGCGCCCATCCCTCTCCTGCGCTGATGCTCGAACGTCGCCTGATTCAACGCCAAGCGTTTCTTGCACAGACAGCACCGGAAGTTCTGCCGTCGCCACATGATCTCGACTCGGCGTTTGTACTCCTTCCAGCCTTCGCGCGTGTCGAGGCAGACTTCCCTGCCGTCTTTGTAGCGGATCACGCCCGGCTGAATGAGTTCGTAGCGGAACGAGTGCTCGGGCTTGGGGGAGAAGCGCGGGATGGGGCGGCGGCGGATCATGAATTCTTTATCGGACGGTGAATCTCAGCGTCGATAGCCTCGTCACAAAGCTCGACCACTTTACTCAGGGCGTTGAACTGGTCCATCGCTGTTTGGTTGTGGATTGCTTCCTGCATCCGGTAGATCGCTTGCCTGATTTCCTGCAATTTGTGCAGCATGTCGAAATCGTCCGGCATCTCACTCTCCCTTGTGGATGATTTCGGTGCAGCGAATCATAGGGCGTTCGCCGTCGCGCGAGCGGTGATGAACATCGTCGAAATCTTCGACGGGATAGTACGACAGGAGAGACGCGCCGCACTTTTGACAGCGCGGAGCAAATGTTTGGCGGCGAGACTTACAGCGCTCGCACTGGCAGTCAGGATCATGCGGCCCAATTCCTAGAGACATCGTCTCTCCTCTCAGTGTGCGTGCGTCACACGTTTGCTTTCAGGATGATTTGCAGGGCTTGGTTGAGCGTCGCGGAAATCAGGTTGGACTTGATCGCGTTCGGGTCGCCCGCCGCGTGACGACGTTGTCCGTCCTGCACTGCGGAAGTCAGTTCCACCAGAGCGAGCAAGAGGTCCTGATTCGCTTGTGCAACCGGGGCTGCGAAAGCTTGGTCCTGAATCCACTTGTCTACGGCATTTGCGCCATTGGTCGCGGCCATGGCGAGAGTGAGCACCATCATGGTTCGCGGGCCATCGAGCACGCCCAGCAAATCGCGATACAGCATCACCTTGCCTTCGCCATTCCAGAAATCGAAGGCGCAACGCAAGAGAATCTGTTCGCCGTGAGAAAGCGGAGAGCCTTCGAGGTAATCGCAGGCCATGCGTGTCGGTCCTTTCTCGGTCCACAAACTTTCCATGTGGAGAGACGCCAGTAGAATGCGGATGGCTTGACATTGCTGTGCTTCAGAACGAAACATGATTTCTCCTCTCAGTGTGCGTGCGTCGTGATCCACAGCCCCAGCGTAGCCGCCAGCAAGCTCACAGTGGCGAACAGGGCGGCGGCCTGCTGGTAGCGTTCCTTCCACCACTCCGACTTGATCCGGAACATCATGGCGTGGATCTGGTGGGCCAAGCAGTCCATCTCGATCAGGATGCGGCCCAGGGCTTCCTGAATTTTGGCTATTGCGGTTTCAAAGTCCATGGCTTCTCTCCTCTCGGCCAGAGTGGGATGACGAAGCGGTCGGGGGAGGACCGGCGAAGTTAGAACGGCACTTCCCAATGCTCGGATTCGCCACGATCATATTCGGCGATGCAGTCGTGCATCTGGATGAGCACCGTTTCCTTGGAGGTCATGTCATGTGCAGCCAGACTCTCGTAGGCGTGGAGAATCCGCAGCCCGCGCTCCAGTTGGTTGAGCGGCAGCGCGTCGGCGGCTTCTTTCGACTTCACCCCGAAGATCAGATCGGTGACCGCCAGCCGGACCTGGACGTCGTCTTTCCCGCGTCCGCCGAAGGAGAGATCGAGGCAAGCTTTGATCTCGGCCGAAATGGCTTCCTTGCGCTGCCGGTTCCGGTAGTACTCCGAGTCCCCGTTCGAGTCGAGCATTTCGTCCGAGGACGCTACCGTGTCGAGCGTGACGAAGGCCATGGTTTTCTGCACGGCTGCGAAGTGTGGCTTCAGGTCGTCCCACACGTACTTGAAGTCGCCCGCGCGGTAGGAATCCCGGTCCGGCCAGCGAAACACTTTTCCGTTCAGTGCCCAGGTGCGGTCTTTGGTGACGGTCGCGCGATGGACCACGCGGCCTTCTTCCTCGAAGGTCTTGCCCTTGCGCACCCGCGGCCGCTGTTCGCGGAACATGCGGATGACCAGGTGCGGCTCATAGCCGAAGTTGTTGCGCTGGCCGCCAGCTTTCATGCCTTCGCCGGTTTTGATCGATTGCATCTTGCCGCTCTCGGTCAGAACCTGCTCGACGATGTCCTGGATGCGGCCGAGCACCAGGCAGTGCGGCTTCGCATTGAGGAAGTGCGCCACAAAGTCCGACCACATGTAGTTCAACTCCAGCCCCCAGTTGTCGGGCTTCGCTTTCTGCAAGGCGCGCACGATCTCAATCCAGGGCTTCGCGATTTCGACCGCCCACACACACGCGCCTTCCCGTTCCGCAAAGGCGAGATCGGCGAGCATGGCCTTGAAGGTGGGAATGGTGCGCTGCACCAGCTTGATTTTCTCGGCCTGAAAAATCACCGGGTCGAGAAACTGCCAGCCCAGCTCGGGATCGGTGACGTGGATGGGAGCGCCGCCGTGAAACTGCTTCGAGAGCGCGGCGGCTAACAGTCCGGCGGTGGTGGTTTTCCCGGTTCCCTGCTCGCCCATGAATCCCGTCTTGATGGGAATGATCTGGGCTTTCGCGGAAACCAGGTGCGGTTGAATGTTGTTGCCGTTAAGCGGCTGAGCGGTTGCCATTCTGATTCTCCTTTCGTTCACTCGAGCGGGAGAGGAACTCGATGTAATCGCGCGTGGCTTTCTGGTGGGAATCGACTGCCGGCTTCAGAATCCGGTAGGCGGTCTCATAGTCCTGGCATTCCCAGAATCGGATCGCGTTGATGGCGGCTCCGACCACGCGGGCGGCGGTGCGGTCCTTCTCTTTGAGTAAGTGGGTGAGGTTATCCACGCTCCGCCTCCAGCGCCTTCGCGACCAGGGCGTAGTGCTTCGTGCAGAACGGGAGATCAGCTTCGAGGCAGTGGACAGTTCCCTTCTCCGAGCACGGCTGCCCGTCGCAGGCTCCCCAGTGCGATTCCGGGTACTCGTAGGCGCACAGGGGGAGGATCGAGCGCTCGTAGGTCCGCGAGACGCGCTCGACGAACCGGTCGAGACACGCGGCCAGGTGGATGTGGAAATCTTCGGTGGAAGATGCTGCTAGAGTTTTCTGAGCCATCGGCGGCCTCCTTGATAGGTCGTTTGGTGGTTAGCTCCGGGTGGGTGTTCAAGCACTCACTCGGGGCGCTTCCGGGTTAGAGAACGTCCCAATCAACGCCGCCGCATTTCGGGCAGCGATCGTTGTAGTTTCCCTCGGGCGAGACTTTTCGCTTCTTGCCGCACTCGTTGCATTGCAGCGTGACCTTTGAAATTGAAACCCCCGCGGCCTTCCCGCTAGGCCGCCCGTCTCTGCTCATCGGCGCTGCTTCCGACTTGCCCGGTTTCCGGAGGACGGTGCAGGGGGTTGGTTGCTCTTCGGTCGTATCGGCAGCGCGATCTCGACCGACTGGCGGAACACTCGTTAAGAAGATTGCGTTCAACATGTCAATACTCTATACGTGGCCGCTACGTATGTCAACAACTTTATTGGACGTGTTTTCTAAGAGATACGAGGCCGTTACGTAAGATTCGCGGCGGCTTCGTATAAACTCCTCACCGTGACCACTCTTCGCGAGCATCTCGCCAAACTCGGCAAGAAGGGCGGCAAGGCTCGGGCAAAGAAGATGACGCCCGAACAGCGCAAGGAATCGGCACGGAAAGCCATCCAAGCGCGCTGGGCCAAACAGAAGAAAGAAAAGACGGGGGGATGACCACATGTTCGAAGGCTTGTTTCATCGGTTGGTCGTCCTGATCGTGCTGCTGATTTTCGGCGTTCCTTTCTTTTTAGTGTGCCGATTGCTTTGGCGCAAAGGAAGCAAGAAGGAGTAGGAAGAGAAAAACTCACTCATAAATTTCGGCCTCTTTCGTCCATTCTGACTATCAAGGAGTTAGAACCATGAGGTCTCACATGCTCGTTCCGCTCGCTCTCGCAGTGTTGCTCGGCCTTTGTTCGGCCCAGACCAACATCTGCGCACAATTCAACCGCGCGCCCGCCCCGATTCAGTACGGCTCGGGCTCGACCTACGAACACCTCTCCGGCAGCCACAACTGGGTTGCGCTGATGGGCGCGAACTGCACCTACAGCGGAACCAATCCCCAACAGGCTTGCACCATCACCGCCAATGCCTCCGCCTCTGCGTTGGTCGGCGAATCCGGCGCACTCTCGAACCTGGTCGAGATTCACGAAGTCAACAAACAGACCGCGCAGGGTGCGGGCTTTTCAAATGGTCCTGCCTTGTCGGTCGATTCAGAAGCAGCCGCGGCGGCGCGCGATTGTCCGCCGTGGGGCTGTGGAGTGAGTATTGGCATTACCGGCTCCGGTCTGGGGGGCGGGTTCAGCGTCTCCTTCCCCTCCGACGCGATCTTCGCCGACAAGCAGCATTACGCAGTGAGATGCGCAGGGCCGGTCTATGGCAGCGGTACGGGGGGCTGCGTGGGCGGAGTCGAGACGAAATGCGGCGGCGGCGGTGGCTCGCCCATCGTGATTGCCATGAAGCATCGGGCCGACGTGACCAAGCTTTTCTCGAACCCGAAAGAAGCCTGCGTGCGCTTCAACCTGCACAACGACAACAAACCTCCGTGCCTGTCCTGGCCGAAACGGGATTCGCGCGTGGCATTCCTGGTCTACGACCGCGATCACGATGGCGGCATAGTCGATTCGGGGGCGGAACTTTTCGGCACCTTCACCCCGCACGCCGATGGCGACTACCTGGGAGCCAAGGGCAAAGCCGACGTGAGCGGCTTCACTGCGCTCGCCTGGTTCGATCAGCCTCAGCAGGGCGGCAACCTCGATCTCGAAATCACGCCCAAGGACAAAGTCTGGCCACAGCTCAAATTGTGGTTTCCCGATCACTGTTGGGACCATCCAGACGAAGCCTGTGCGTCGATTCCCTCGGAGCTTCATTCGCTCGACTCCGAAGGCATTCACTCGCTTTCCCTGGTGGTCAGTCCCTCATGGGATGTCGATCCCTGGGGCAATCAATTCAAGTTCTACGCGCAAGTGAACCCGAAACCGCACGAGCTGCAGCAACCCGACGATGAGCTGAACGAGCGGCGGATGTGGGACGTGTGGCTGGCCGTGCGAAAATAGGGTCCTACAATCAGGGATAACTCTTCCAGGCGCGGACCATCACCGGCCTCCGCGCCTTTTTTGCGCCTCCGGAGCGCGCTAACACCTCGGTAACTTGCATTCCCGCCTGATGCTCGCAGAGAATCGCGCCTGGATACGAAGCCAAGGCTCCCCCTCGTTCTCCCACGTCGCCTCGCACGTCATAAATTTAAGCGGGGTCCGCTCAGTGCCGTAGTCCGTCTACTCTCTCCCAAATGGCAGCCAAAATCAGAATTCTGAGCTCATCCGGCGAGTTGCTGCGTCGTACCACGCGCGCTCGCGCCCTCCGTAAAGTCGAAAGCGGAACCCATGACTGGCTGAACGACCAGGCCATCGTGGAGGTGGTCGCGGAAGCCTCGCACTCCGACCCCAGACGCTTTTTCCGGTCCTCGCACTTTGTGCTCGACGAGCTGGACGGCGGGCCGATCCTGCCGCCGCGAGCGCCGGAGAATCTCCTGCTCTACTACCCGCACAGAGACCAAAGCTCGTATCAGTCCGCCAGTTAGTCTGATGCTCCACCTCTCCCCAACCGACGTCCGCGTGCTCGACCAGCTGGCCCTCGGCCGCAATCGTAAAGAAATCGCACGTGTGCTGGATTTCTCGGAGGGCTACGTCGAGCAGCGCTTCCAGTGGATTCAGGAAGTCTTCGGGCTGAAGAGCTTCGGCAAGAACGTCCGCATCCTGATGGCGCTGCGCTGGAAGGCACCGCTGTTCCGGATCGGACTCGAAGAGCTGGGCATCATGCCATGTTCGACCAAGACCCCACCGAAGAGAATCCCGTCCCCGGCGAGCTCGGTCTGCGCGAACGCCAGCTGAGGCGCAAGCGGTGAGCTGGTTCGAGCGTCATTTTGGTTTCCACGGGGCGTCGGTCTTGTTCGGGATCATGCTGGCGGCCATCGTGGCGATCGGCGTGATCGTGTGGCTGCTGAACTGGCTGGGCTGGTAGGCTGCGCGCCCTGTCCGAATTTGGGGAACTCGGACAAAAGTTGCTTCTTTCTTGCTTAAGCAAGTCATGCACGCCTTCGAAATCGACGAAGTTTTGAAGCTCCTCAAGACCGCGCGCGCTAAGTCGGAATCGGACTGGTTGATGATCTTGATGACCTTCCTTCATGCCCTGCGAGCGCACGAAGTTGTCGGCGGCTCTGTCACATGGAAGAACAAGAAAACAGGGAAGAAAAGCACAGTGCGCTACCCTGGATTGTCGGCCGAAAATGTCGTCGGAACGAAGCTCGTGGTCAGGCGCTTGAAGGGATCTCGCCCGGTCGAGGACGATCTCCTGGTGCACGAAAATCCGCTGCTGAATGAGCGCCCCGCGGTACTTGCTTTGTGTCGAAATACGCGCCCAAAGCAAAATCTGTTTCCGATCTCTGCGCGGACCTTCCAGCGCCGCATGCACTACTACGGCAAGCTCGCCGGATTGCCCGAACTTTACTGCCATCCGCACACGCTGAAGCATTCGGTTCTCACGTATCTCTCTGATCGCATGCCACTTGACAAGCTGCAAGATCGCTCCGGGCATGTGGAGCTAGGATCGCTGGGAATGTATCTGCACCCGAAGAAGGCCGTCACCGAGAAGCTGGTGAATGACGCTTTTGCCTCAATTTAAAAAGTTGCTTTTCTTGCTTTAGTTCCGACCCATAGGGATGGCCCACGGAGGCTCACGCAAACACCCGGCCGACTGCAAGTGCGGCAACTGCCCGAAGATGGGCCGGCCGAAGCAGGAACGGCCCACCAACGCGAACGTCGCCAGTAAGGTGCTCACGCAGGCGAAGGCCGAGCAGCTCTGGTTGGGCATGATTGACCTGGAGCGTCGACGTCTCGGTCTGAACAAAGATGGCTCGCTGAGTCAATCCGAACGCGGAGCGATCGACGGCCCCGACTACCAGGGCAAGTTCTCGATCATTCCCCTCACCAACGTGCTGCGCTATCTCGAAGACCGAGCCTACGGCCGGCCAGTTGACACCGTGAACCACCTGCACGACAAGCCGCTGGAGGTGAACATGACCGTCAGCTTGGCTGAGACCATTCAGAAAGCACGCAAGCGAGCTGAGTCGAAGTGATCTCAACGCAGGAACAAGCGATGCTGGCCGAGGACCTGGCGCGCTTCACGCACGATCCGCTGTCAGCCGTCCTCTACGGCTTCCCCTGGGGCGAGGGTGAGCTCGAGAAGCACGCCGGCCCGCGCAAGTGGCAAGCGCAGCTGCTCTCCGACATCCGCGACCACCTCTCGAACCCCGCGACGCGCTTTACGCCCTTCAAGGCAGCGGTATCGTCCGGGCACGGTATAGGGAAGTCGGCGGAAGTTGCTTTCATCATCTGGTGGGCGCTCTCGACCTTCGAAGACACCAAGATCATCGTCACCGCGAACACCAAAGGCCAGCTCGACACCAAAACCCAGCCCGAGGTGGCGAAGTGGTTTCGCCTGGCATTGAATTCCGACTGGTTCGATGTCAACGTGGCCTCGATCAAGATCGACGAGCCCGGCCACGAGCGCAACTGGCGCGCGGACTTCAATCCCTGGTCCGAGGAAAACTCTTCCGCCTTCGCCGGCGCGCACAACCAGGGCAAGCGCCTGGTCGTCATCATGGACGAGGCTTCCGAAATCGCCTCGGTGATCTCGGCCGAGGTCGGCCGAGGCGCCATGACCGACGCCGACACCGAGCTGCTCTGGTTTAAGTTTGGGAATCCGACCATCAACTCGGGCGACTTCTACGACTGCGTGCACGGCAACCAGCGGCACCGCTGGAAAACCTACGTCATCGACTCGCGCACCGTCGAAGGCACCAACAAAGAAGAAATTGCCGAGTGGGAGCAGGATTACGGCGAAGACTCAGACTTTTTTCGAGTACGCGTGCGCGGCCTTCCTCCGCGCGCTGCAAGTGGACAATTCATTGATCTTGAGACCATCCAGAACGCCCAGCGAAGACCTCTACACAATCTGCCGGATGATCCCCTCGTTGCGGGCGTGGATTTCGCGTGGGGCGGCTCCGACGACAATGTCATCCGCTTCCGCAAAGGCAACGACGCGCGCTCGATCCCGCCGATCAAAATCAAAGGCGAGTTCACCCGCGACCCGGCCGTGATGACCGGCAAGCTGGCCGATGTGCTCTCGCGCAAATACAACGGCGAAAAGATTGCCATGCTGTTCTGCGATTCCGCCGGCATTGCCGGACCGGTGTTTCAGCGGCTGCGCACGCTCGGCTTCACGAACTTGATGGAAGTGAACTTCGGGCAGGACTCGACTGATCCGAAGTACGCCTATCGCCGCGATGAGATGTGGGGAAAGATGCGCGAGTGGCTGATGGAGGGCGGAGCCATCGACAAGGACCCCGGACTCGAGTCCGATCTGTCGAAGCCCATCCTGGTGAGTGATCGGCTGCAGCGTATCAAACTCGAGCCCAAAGACGTGATGCAAAAACGGCTGGCGAAGATGGGCGCTGAATCAAGTTCGCCCGACGATGGCGATGCACTGGCGCTCACCTTCGCGATGCCGGTCATGCCCCCGCGCAAGCAGCAAGAGTACGAACCCCCACCGCCGCGCCACGACAACGCCGGCTGGATGGCTTAGGAGAAACCATGGTAGGCAAAGCAATGCTGACTTCAAGCCCGAAAGAGCGCAAACCCCCGAAAGTTCTCGATCACCTGCGCGTCTATCCCCAGCAAGGCGAGGGCGAAGGCCACCTGATCGAGCACCACTTCACCCATTACGAACACCAACCGGAGCGCCACGTGTTCGCCTCCGAAGATGGCGCCGCTGCTCTGGCGCACATCGCCCAGCACGCCGGCATCAACACCGAGAAGCTTGACCTCGAGCACGAATCTGAGCCCGAGCACGGCGCCGAAGCAGTCGCACCCAAGAAGTAAACGAGATGCTCTGGCTGCTCTACTGGTTCATCGACGACGATGACGACGACGATTGGGAGCTCGCGTAAATGCCGAAATTCCTCGAAGACAAGCTGCGGGCCAATGTGCCCAAGGGAGTGGATCCCGATCGCTACGTCTATGGCGCAATGAACAACATGGGCGCCATGCGGGGCTCGAAGATCACCGCCAAGGGCCGGCGCATGGAAAAGAAGCACGCCGAAAAGCAGGCCTCGCGTCTGAAGATGGCTTCCCTGCTCCATCACTAAACTCTTATGCCGCGCGAACAAATCCCTTTCCAGCCTGCGCTCGACCGAGTCCTGGTTCGTCGCATGGAAAAGAGCGACGACAACGGCTTGGTGGTGATCCGCGAGAATCCGCACCTGGTCGATGTGGTCTCAAATCAGACGGACGGCAATCATGGAGACTATCGGCGCGTGCCCGTGCTCGGCATCGTGGTCGCAGTCGGCCCGGGGAAGTACAACCAGAAATTCAAATTTAAGCCGACCACAGTGAAGCCCGGCGAAGTCGTGATCTTCACCGAGTGGAACGATTGGGCGGATGCTCCGGAAGGCCTCTACCTGATCCGCGAAGCCGATATCTGGGGGCACTACGAAACCTAGTCTGATCAGCTCGCATCCCTTTCAGGCCGATTGCGTGTGCCCGAATTGCGCCGAGCATCGCACGGAGCGCCGCTACGGCGTCTATCGCGATTACATCAACTGGGCAAATGCGCCGCTGCTCGCGGGATTGCAGCGGGTCGAGCGCCCCGCTGTTGCTGGCGTCGACATTCCGTTCCCTGTATGGAAAAGCGCAAGCCTGCCCGTGAGCAAACACCACAAGCCGGAGCGCGTATTCCGCGTCGGAGCGGCTTCTTGGTTAGGCCATGCCTGAGCGCAAGCGCGACCACCGCGGCCGCTACATCGGGGAAAAGTCGCCCGAGGCCCGCAAGCGCGAGCAATTCCTGCAGTTGGCGCTCGAACGCTTCAAGCTGGCTGCCGACGCCGAGGCCCGCTGGCGCCGGGAAGCCCTCGAAGATTTCAACTTCTACCTGGGCGAGCAGTGGCCGCAAGACATCAAGACGCAGCGCGATCGCGATCGCAGACCGTGTTTGACGATCAACCGCCTCAAGCCCATGAAGCGCATCGTCTGCAACGAAATGCGCCAGCAGCGGCCCTCGATCCAGGTGAACCCGGTCGGGGACGGAGCGACGGTTGAGACTGCGCAGATCGAGCAAGGCATCATCCGCCACATCGAAGTGAACTCCGATGCGGAAGTGGCCTACGACACCGCCGACGACCACATGGTGATTGGCGGGCGCGGCTGGCTCGAGGCTTCCACGCGCTACCGGCCAGGGCGGACGATGTCGCAGGAGATCCACATCGGCGCCGCGACCAATCCCTTCATGCACTACACCGACCCGAACGCGGCCGAGCTCGATAAAAGCGATGCCAAGTGGCATTTCAAGATCTGGGACTACACCCGCGCCGAGTTCGAATCGAAGTACCCGGACTCGGAAGCCGCCTCGCTCTCGGATTTCCAGTCGGTGGGCGACAACGGCAAAGACTGGCTGCAAAAAGACGCCGTGCGCGTGGCCGAGTACTGGTACATCGAGTACGAAGACTCCACGCTCTACCAGCTCGAGGACGGCTCGATTGTCGAAGCACTCCCTGAAGGCGTGAACGAAGACGATGAAGGCGTGAGCGCGCGCCCTTGGGAGAAGCCGAAGTGCATGTGGTGCAAGATCACCGCGGTCGATGTGCTCGACGGGAACGATGACGCCACCGGCGGCCGCGAAACCGTCTGGGACTCGATTCCCAACATTCCGGTGATCGGCGAAGAGCTGGACGTGAACGGCAAGGTGCACATGTGCGGCATGGTGCGCGACGCCAAAGACCCGCAGCGCCAGTTCAACTACTGGGAGACGGCCGCGACCGAGATGATTGCGCTGGCCCCGAAAGCCCAGTGGAAAGGCTATGCGGAAGTCATCGAGGGTCACGAAGAAGAGTGGAAGAACGCGAACCGCACCAACTACTCGATTCTTACCGGCAAAGCCGTGGTCAAAGACAACCAGCTCCTGCCCCTGCCTGAACGCGACCAGGCCGAGCCTCCCATTCAAGCGATGGCGGCGATGCGGCAGTCGGGCGCCGCGAACCTCGAAGCTGTCACCGGAATTAACGACGCGGTGCTCGGCCGCATGAAGGCCGACGAATCCGGCAAAGCCGTACTCGCCCGGCAGAAGCAGGGCGATGTATCGAACCTCAACTACTCCGACAATTCCGCCCGCGCCAAGCGCCGTCTCGGCCGCCTGATTCTGCCCGCCATTCCCAAGGTCTATGACGTGCCGACCATCATGCGCATCGTCAACCCGGATGGAACCTCCGAGCACATCGTCACCCACTTGGGCGAGGACCAGCAGGCAGACGCGGCCGCGATGATGCAGCAGAACCCGGCCATCAAGAAAATCTTCGATCTCTCGGTGGGCACCTACGACGTCACCGTCTCGGTCGGGCCGAACTACCAGACCAAACGCCAGGAAGCGGTGGCCTCGATCATGGCGCTGATCCAGGCCGAGCCCGCGGTGCTCGCCCTGATTGGCGATCTCCTGGTCGGCAACATGGACTGGAACCAGGCGCCGGAAATTGCCAAGCGGTTGAAGCTCTGGGTGATGCAGCAGAACCCCTATCTCGCTCAGGAAGAAGGCGACGACCCGCAGGTGCAGGCCCAGAAAGCGCAGGCCCAGCTCGCCGCCTTGCAGCAGGTCCATGGGCAAGTGGTCGAGGCACTGCAGAACGCGCAGAACATCATCCAGTCGAAGATGGTCGAGCAGCAGGGCAAGAAGGCGATCGAAGAAATGAAGATCAACGCCGACATCCTGCTCGGCAAGTGGAAGCTGCTCATGCCGGCCATCGTCGCCGAGATCAACACCAAAGCCCAGGACGCCAGCGCGCGCCGGGAAATCGATGCGGATCTGATCAAACAGATTCGCGACCAGGTGCACGAAGCCACCATGTCGGCCATGGGGCACCAGCAGAATCTCGAGCTCGGTGACCAGACGGCCACCAATCAGATGGCGGTGGCCGCAGCCCAGCCTCAACCCGGAAACGGGAACGGAACCCAACCTCAGCAATAAAAGGACAACCCCATGCATCTCTTGTTGCTCGTATTTTTCGCCGCACTGGCTTGCCCGATCGTGTTCGGAACGCTCTCTCATCAGGGAGCCTTTGACGCCTCCGCCCTGAGCGACGTGCTGATCTCGCAGTGCCAGTTTCAGAGCCTGGCGCTGACAGCCAACAGCACGCTCCCCGTCGGTGCCATCACCGGAGCGCTCGACATCGTGCTGGTGAATACCACCAACGCCCCTGGAACCCAGACCACGCGCACCGCAGCCCAGATGTACGCGGACCTCACCGCTGCTCTCGGAATTCCGCCGCCGGCGAACTTCACTTTCTTTTTGACCATTGAGCACGCGGGCACCGGAACCTTGACACTCGCCGGTGGCACTGGTGTGACGATCTCGAATCCCACCGGCGGCGCGACCACGATCGCCACCGTGAGCGCGCGCGACTACATCGTGCAAGTCGTGAACCCCTCGACCATCAACATCGTGGCGATCGGTTCGCGCACCAACACCTAACGAGTTTTGTAAATCCCCGGCCTAGCGGCGGGCCTCATACACCGCGCCTGATCCCAATGGAGAGCCAATTCCATGCCGAACGCGACTGAACAGCCCGACATCACCCTTGCTTCGACCACCGAAAGCCAGGCCGAACTCGATCACGCGACTGGCCCCAACTGGCGCCAGCACTTCGATCCCGCCAAAGCCAAAGCCGAGGAAGAAGCCAAAGGGAAAGACAAGCCTGCGGAATCGTCCGTGAAAAAGGACGAGACCAAGACCGCGCCCGCCTCAGAGCCGGGCAAAGTTGCGAGCCCGAAGGAAGACGACGAAGACAAGGACATTCCGCCCGGCGTCCGCAAGCGGCTGGACCGGCTGACCGCGAAGCTCAGGGAAACTGAACGCGCGCTCGAAGCCTCCACCCGCCGCCCGGAAGCCCGCACGGACGGAGCGAAGACCGAACCGGCCAAGGCCGCTGTCGAAGCTGATCCCGAGCCCCAAGTCAAAGACTTCAAGAGTTGGGACGAGTGGAACGCAGCCCACAACCGCTGGCTGGTTCGCGACGAGCAGCGCAAGCTCGACGTGAAAGCCGCCGAGGAAGAAGCCAAGGAGAACGCGAAGGCAACCTTCGACGCTCACCTGGAACGGCTCGAGGCCGCTCGCGTCGACCATGACGACTTCGATGACGCCATCAAGGGCATGCCGGTGTTCGAGTTTTCGAGCCCATCGGCGAACCAGGCCTTTCAGATGGCGCTGGTCGATTCGGAAAACTCGGCCGAGCTGATGTACCACCTTGCGCATCACCCGGAAGACATGGCGAAGTTCGCCGACCTGTCTCCGGTCGGGGTGCAGCGCATGGTGGGCCGGCTCGAGGCCCGGCTTTTTCCGGAAAGCGCTGCGTCTTCCTCGAGCACCACAAGTCCTTCTTCGGCCGCTCGCGCCAAACCTGTCAGCCGCACCCCGAAGCCCACCACGCCGGTGCGCGGCACAACCACGGCTCCGACCGCACTCGACGATCCCACGCTGGTGAAAGACACCGACGCCTGGATCGCGCGCAGGCAGGCGCAGCTCAGCTCCCGCCGGCATTGAAGGACCGGCTCTAGCCCATGAACACCTATTTAACAATCGGCATGGTCACAAACGAGGCCTTGATGGTCCTCGTCAACAACCTCGCTGCCGTGAAGCGTGTGAATCGTCAGTACGACGACCGCTTCGGCATCGAGGGCGCAAAAATTGGGACGGTGTTGAACATCCGCCGTCCGCCCCGTTATCTCACTGCTCTCGGACAATCTCTCCAGATCGAAGATGCGACCGAAACCTCGGTGCCATTAGTTCTGAACACCCAAAGACACCTGGGCCTCGCGTTCTCCTCCGTCGATCTCGCGCTCAACATCGACGATTTCTCGAAGCGCTTCATCCGGCCAGGCCTCGCCACGCTCGCGAACTTCATCGATTTCGACGTGCTCGGCCAGTACCTGAACGTCTTCAACGAAATCGGCACGCCCGGCACAGTTCCGAACCTCACCCTGACTTATTTGCAGGTCGGGCAGCGGCTCTCCGATATGTCGGTGCCCTTTGAAGACCGCTGCGTCGTGCTCTCAACCGGCATGAACGCGGTTCTGGTCGACACCGTGAAGGGCCTGTTCAACCCGCAGCGCACCATCTCCGACCAGAACGAAAAAGGCATGGTGGCCCGCGATTTCTTGGGCTTCGACTGGTATGTCGACCAGAACACCCGCGTACAGACTGTCGGTGCCTATGCCGGCGGCACGCCGGTGGTCAACGGTGCCGGGCAAACCGGCTCGTCGATCATCACCTCGGGCTGGCCGAACACGACCGCCATCCTGAACCAGGGCGACATCATCTCCTTCGCCGGCGTGTTCTCGGTCAACGCCCAGAACCGGCAGGCGAACTCCGCTCTGGCGCAGTGGGTTGTGACCGCGAACGTTGTCTCCTCCGGCGGCGGCGCGGCCACTATTCCGATCGCTGGACCTTCCGGCAACGGGCTGATCACAGCCGGGCCGTTTATGAACGCTTCGGCGTCTCCGGCCAACTCCGCAGCCATCACGGTGCAGGGCGCTTCCGGAACCGGGCCGTCCCCACGCGGACTCGCCTTCCACGAGGACGCATTCACTCTGGGCATGGCCGACCTGGTCGTACCCGGCGGCGTCGACATCGGCGAGCGGGCATCGTCCCAAGAGATGAAAGCCTCGTTCCGTCTGGTGCGGGCGTATGACATCAACCAGGACCGCTTCCCCTTCCGCGGCGACGTTCTCTATGGAGTGGCGACACTCTATCCAGAACTGGCTTGCCGGATTGCGAGCTGAGGGAGCAGCTGAGAAATCACTCCAAAGGACAAAACCAATGACCAAAACACTCAAGCGAATTCTCACTGCTCTGTTTACGTACGCGCTGTTTGACGCGCTGATCCTCGGCTACGCTGGGTTCTTGCCCGGCGTGCAGCTGGCAGCCGCGCAGACTACGCTGACCCAAACCACGCTCGCTGCCGACATGCCGGTCGGGCCAGCCTCGCTCGCCGGCGGAGCCCAGGGCGCTCTGGTGACCACGGTCAACCTGACCTCAGCCACCGGGGTGCAGCAAGCCTTCAACGGCTCGCCGATCACCTGGATTTATGTCGACACTGAGTTGATGGGGGTTCTGACCACAGTTCCTGGACAAACCACGATCTTCAATGTGCAGCGCGCCCAGCAAGGCACCAAGGCCGCGTTCCACAAAGCGAATGCCGTGGTCTACATCCAGGTCGGCTCTCCCCAGTTCGGCGGCTTCTCGGGATCAGGCGGGCTCTATCTCTCCGATCCGCCGATTCAGGGGAGTTGTCTCGCCTCGGGCACTCTGGTGACGCCGTGGATCAATGTCATCTCGGGAACCCAGTTCCTGTGCGGAACCTTCGTCACGCCGGGCGGCAGTGTACTCACGGGATGGATTCCTGCGTCGGAGCCACAATTTCCTTCGCAGAACATCGCGCAAACGCTGTACGTGAACGCCTCCTATACCAACGCCACCACCACCTACTCGAACGTGCCGAACCTGGCATTTGTGGTGCAGGCGAACCGCAACTACTCGGTGAATTGCAACCTCACCTGGCAGGTATCGGGCACGGTGGGGCCGAAGTTCCAGTTCACCGGACCAGGCTCGCCGACGTCGGTCGCAATCAATGCTTCCGCGGCGCAGACGGCGACGACCAGCGGCTACGGTTCAGCGACGGCGTTTGCTTCTTCGGTCACGGGCACGGGCGGAACGGTGACGACGACTACGAACTTCGTCGCCAACGTGACGCTCGGGCTGATCAACGGGGCGAACTCGGGCACGGTGCAGCTGCAGGCGGCGGAAAACGGCGCGGGCACGCTCACCATTCAGCCGGGCAGCTACTGCGAAGTGCAATAGCTTTGCGCGCGCGACCGGTGGCGGCGATCGCCCACAACCGACAGCCAACCGCCACCGGATTTTTTCTCGAAAGGAACTTGAACCATGAGCACCGAATCTTACGCTGTCCTGCAAGTCGATAAGCTCGAAGACAATCCCGTCCCGATTCCGCGTGCGGCCCGCATCTGCAAAGGCCCGCACAAGTACGACGGGACCATCGTCAACAACAAAGCCATCGGCTACGTGCCGGTGATGTATGAGTACCAGGAATTCCCGCGCATGCTCTATCACCCGGAATGGGGCGCAAGGCCGAAGCCCGAAGGGGCGCGCTTTTTCATCGGGGCGATCACGCAGGAGCAGATGCAGAACGCGATGACCGCCTACCAGGAAGCGGAAAGCAAGTGGGCGCGCGGCAACCGCGTCAAACTGGTCGGGAGCCCGAAAGAGTTCGACCGCCTGGTGAAGAAGGGCTGGCTCGAGAAGCCGCCCATCCGCAAAGAAAATCCGATGTTCGACATGGAGTCGGACGAGCTCTAAGTTTCGAATCCTGAATTTCACAATCACAAGGAGATTTCGCATGAGACCCGCACAAGAGAAACCACCCGGAACCCACACCCATCACGAGTACGTTCCGCCCTCACCCGCCAAGGACGATTCCGCCCCGACCGGCTACGTCGAGCGCGAGTACGAGCACCAGGAATACCCGAAGTGGGTGGGCGATCGGCTGGTGAAATCGGCCGAGGAAGAAAAAGCCCTCGCCGCCGAACCTGCTGAACCCGCGAAGCCTGCCCCGAGACGCCCTACACTGCGAGACATCGAAGGGTAGCCGGTGGCGACTCCGCCTCTGATCCCGCCTGGCCTGTTCTGGGCCTCGCAGGACTACATTAATAGCTCTCTGCGCCTGATCGGCTCGCTCAGTTCGGGCGAGCTGCCCTCGGCGGCCGAGAACCAGGATGCGCTTGCGATCCTGAACCAGATGCTCGACAGCTGGCAGGCGCAGTCCTGGATGATTCCCGGACTGCAGCGCTTCATCTTCGCCCCGGCCGCGCTGAAGCAGACCTACGCGGTCGGACCCTCGGGCGACCTGAATATCGTTCGCCCGTCGAAGATCTCGGCCGTGTCGGTGATCGACCAGCCAGGTTCAACTCAGCCTATCGAGTTGGCCCTCGACATGATCAGCGCGACCTCCGAGCCCGGCGGCTGGCGCGATATTCCGGTGAAGAACACGCCAGGCTCATTGCCTTTGCGGGTTTGGGACGACTGCGCCTATCCCGCGCGCAACTTGAGCTTCTGGCCGGTCCCAACGGTTAACGTCAATTTCGCGCTCTATCTCCCGCAGGTGCTCACGCAGTTTTTCGACCTGGTGACGCAGTATCAGCTCCCGCCGATCTACACCAAAGCCATTCGCTTCAACCTGGCGAAGGACCTGATGGCGGAATTTCCGGGCGATCCGGCGCGCTACCCGCTGGTCTTGAGGACGGCGGAAGAGATGATCGGCGAAATCAAGACCATCAACTACCGGCCGCCGGTGGCCTCGGTCGATGCGGCGCTGGTGAATCCCAAGATGGATCTCTACAACTGGCTGACGGATGAGCCAGCAGGAAGGTGATCGCGATGAAGAAACGAATTTCGCTCTGGTTGGTGGCGGCTGCCCTGCTGTTTTCTTTCGAGGTCTGGGTACTGATTCCGCCCGCTTCGGTGCACGCGCAGGTCACGCCCACGCCAGGCGTCGTCACCATTCAGGCTACGATCGGCGCCGGCACCAACACGCAGATCACCACTACAGACACGCCCTGCTCGGAGCTCTATCTGCAAAACAACGCAGCGCATAACATGCGCGTTGGCGGCGCGGCTACGACCAGCTCGAAGGGCGCCCAGCTGACGACGGTGACGGGTGGAGGCGGCGGTTCACTCACCGCAAACGGCTTCGGATTTCGGGGCACGAATGCGAATCAGTGGTTCGTCGCGGGCACCAACGGCGATGTTGTGGATGTGATCTGCATTCAGTAATTCCCTTCTCTCTTTTTTCTTCCCATGTCACGCTTCAGCTTCTGCGGGCCTAGCTACGCATCGCAGTCGGTTTCGGCCGACTGCCAGATTTGCCGCAACTGGTATCTCGAAGCCGTCGAGAGCCAGATGGGCAAGAGCGCCTTTGTGCTCTACCCGCGGCCGGGACTGAATCTCGTCTACCAGTTGGGCGGCGCGCCCATGCGCGGCGAGACGACGGTGCAGGGCCGGACGTTCGCGGTCCAAGGTACAACGCTCTGGGAACTCCTGGCAGGCGGCGGCAAGACCAACCGCGGCGCGATTGCCTCCGATGGCCTCCCCGTTTCGTTGGCGGGCGGGGGAACGCAGCTGCTCATCGCCTCCCAGCAGCGTGCCTGGGTCTACGACCTGAAGGCGAACACTCTGACCGAAGTAACCGCGACGATTGGCTTGCCGGTTGCGCAAGTCGCTTACTTCTTCGGGTTCTTCGTCGCGCTCATCGCAGGGCAGAACAAGCTCCAGGCCTCCGCCGCGAATGATGCGACCACCTGGCCGGGCGCAAGCTTCACCGGAGTGCAGAATTTCACCGAGCCGCCGATCGCGCTCTTCGTCGATCACGAGCAGCTCTGGGTGCTTGGCCCGAAGGGCATCCAGCCGTACTACAATTCCGGCAACTTCCCTTTTCCTTTCGATGCTATCCAGGGAGGGTACATCGAAAACGGCCTTGGTGCGGCTGCTGCGATCGCCAAGGCCGATAATTCCCTCTTCTGGCTGGACGCGAGCGAGCGCGGCAACGCCATGATCCGCCGCGCCAACGGTTTCGTTCCCGTGCGCGTCTCGAATCATGCCATCGAGTTTGCCATGCAGAGCTACGCGACGATTGCCGACTGCGTGGCCTTTTCCTATCAGGACCAGGGCCACGAGCGCGTGGTGTTTTCTTTCCCGACTGCGGGCAAGACCTGGGAATACGACGCGGCCACCGGACAGTGGAACGAGCCCGCTTACTGGGACACCAAGCTCGGCAAATTCACCCAGCACCGGGCCATGTTCCACACCTTCAACTTCGGCATGCACCTGGTCGGCGATCCCACCACCGGCAACGTCTACCAGATGGCGATCCCGACGCTCGTGGGCGCGACCTATCAGTTTGTCACCGACAACAACAACCCGATCCGCCGGGTGCGAAGAGCTCCGCACATCTCGCAGGAGCAGGAATGGATTTTCCATTCCCAGCTGCAGGTGGACGTCGAGACCGGCTTAGGCCCGGTTCCGCCGCTCCAGGGTACGGGAACGCCGACGACTTTCTATCTCGCCGATTCCTCGGGCGCAATCTGGGCGCTCACGGTCAACGATATTGGGATTCTGCAGACTACTCCCGCCCTGGCTGGGGCTTCGCCGGGCCTCTTGTTCATGAATGATCCCGTCGCCGGAACTTCGTGGCAGGTGGTTGTGTCGACACTGGGCGTCCTCCAGGCCGCGCCGGTCACATTCAATGGCAACAATCAGAATGTGCAGGTGATGGTGTCCTCTACCGGCCAAACCGTCTGGAATTTCTTTGTGACCGATGTCGGCGGCGGGCATGCAGTGTTGAAGACGCAGGAGACCGGCATCTTCGCCCGCGGTCCGCAGATGATGATGCGCTTCTCAAACGACGGCGCCCACACTTTTTCGCAGGAGCAGTGGGTCGATTGCGGGCAGGCGGGAGAGTTCACCAAGCGCGCGATCTGGCGAAGACTGGGCAAGGCGCGAGACCGGGTGTACGAGATCGCGGTCACCGATCCGATTCCCTGGCGCATCATCGATGCCTACCTGAAAGCGAGTCCGGGGTACGGGCCGAGCGAGCGCTTACCGAAGGAACTGGCGAAGCGAGCCTAACCGATGCCTGCTCCCAAGTTTCAGCCCGCTCCGCCGCACGAGCAAGTCTTTCTCGATGGCGATAAACCCTCAAAGGCCTGGTACCAGTGGTTTACTTTGCTTCCGCCGCGCCTGACCTCGCCCGCCGTGGGTTCGACTCCGGCGAGCTCGGCGGCGAATGGCATTCCCGGCCAGATCAGCTTTGACCAAAACTTTCTATACATCTGCGTGGCAACCAACACATGGAAACGGCTAGCACTGAGCGCGTTCTAGAAATTCGCCGGCTCAACTCGTCGGAGTACGACGAACTTCTGAAGATTGAGGAAGGCTATCGACCGGAGCCTGAGCATAGTGTCGTGGTGGTCGCGAAGCAGGACGGTGCAATTGTTGCGCGGACCATGCTCATCCGGCCTTTCCACATCGAGGGCACCTGGATCGATGAGCGATTTCGTAAAGGCACTCTCGGACTGCGCCTGATGATGCGACTCGAAAAAGAAGCCAAGGACGCCGGGTTAACCAAGCTTTTCTCCTATGCGGCAGATGCTGACATTGAGAGTTATTTAGAGCGCCTCGGCTACACGAAGCAACCCGTGACCGTCTGGACGAAAGACATCTGACATGCCCCTTGCAGCCTTAGGCGTCATCGGAGCGATTGGAAGTATCGGCGGAGCAGCGATCGGTGCGAGCGCGGCCAGTAATGCGGCCTCGACGCAAGCCGATGCCGCGAAGACCGCCGCCCAGCTCCAATTCGAATCCCAACAGCAAGCCCTGCAGTTCGAGGAACAGCAGTGGCAGCAGGCGCAGACCAATGCCGCACCGTGGCTCCAGACCGGGGGATCGGCGGAACTGGCGCTGGGACAACTCTTGGGACTGCCGGGTCCTTCGAGCGGCATGACGCCGGGAAGTCCCTTCCCTGCCAGCGTTCCGGGTGCAGCTCCCACCGCTCCGAATCCGAATCCCGCGCAACCGACCGGCAGCCAGTTCTCCATGATGGGGCTGACCGCGCATCCGGGGGTCACGCCTCCAGGGATGTCGAGCGGCACTCCGGTCTCAGCTGGCTCGTTTGGGATGCCGGCTTCAGGAGTCACACCGGGAGCCTCGACGGGCAGGCCAGTCACTCCCGGAATGACGGGGACGGCCGCGGCTCCGACTGGCGCGGCAAATCCGCTGGGCGGGAATTTGCAGCCCTTCGCGCCCTGGACCACGCCCTTCGTTGCCCCGACCAACGTCACCGAACAGAACGATCCCGGCTATCAGTTCCGGATGTCGCAAGGCCTGGGCGCGCTCGAAAACTCCGCGGCGGCGCGCGGCGGCCTGCTCTCCGGCAACACCGCCGAAGCCGAGCAGCAATTTGCGCAAGGCTTAGCCTCGAACGAATACGGCAACGTTTATAACCGGGCGCTCGGCCAGTACCAGCAGAACTACAACATCTATCAGCAAAACCAGGCGAACCAGTGGAACCGGCTGGCCTCGCTCGCGGGCCTCGGGCAGACCACGGCGGGGCAACTCAACTCCGCAGGCCTGCAGGCGGGATCGTCGATCGGAAACATCCTGCTCGGCGGCTCGCAGGCGATCGGGCAGAACCTCAACAACGCTGCCGCCGCGACGGCTTCCGGATACATCGGCGGAGCCAATGCCTACGGTGGAGCGCTCGGAGGCATCGGCGGCAATGTGGGGAATCTGCTCTTGATGCAGCAGTTGCTCGGCAACAAAGGCGGCCCGGTGGATCTCTCGGGCGTTTCGATGAATCCGGTTCCCGGCTCCGCCCTGGGCGATTACGGAGCACCTTAACTCGATGGCCTCGATTCCCTTACCCGCGCTCGATGTGAAACCGGTACAGTCGCCGGACGCGCTCTCCCAGTATTCGAAGGCGCTGCAGATGAAGTCGCTCCTGAGCGAACAGCAGCTGCAGCAGCAGCAGATTCAACAGCGCCAGCAAGAGCTGCAGAGTCAGCAGGGCCTGATTAAAACCATCAAGGACGCGAACGGCGATCCCTCGAAAGTCACGCTCGAGACCATGGTCGGCAATGGCGTGCTCCCCGATCATGCCGACGCCTATCTCAAGGCCCAGCTCGCCCAGCGGCAATCGATCGGCGCGCTCGACGCCAACACCCGCTCAACCCTGCAGGCCATCGACGAGAAATCCGCCGACGTGGCGCAGAGCGTGCGCAACATCAAGGACCCGGCCAAACGGCAGCAGGCCTACACCGAGGGCGTGGGGACCTTGCAGAGCTTCATTTCTTCCCAGCAGGCGCTCAATCCGCAGATGAAACAGAACGCGCTCGAGTCGGTCGCAAAACTCCCGCCGCAGGCTCCCAGCGATGACGACCTCGATACCTTTATCGCGCTGCACAACCACGGAGCGAACGTCACCAAGCAAGTATCGGAGGAGCAGGCGAAGTCGGCCGAGACCCAAGCCAACCTGGGAAAGGCTGCCGCCGAAAATGCCAAGGCCGCTCTCGACAATCTGAAGCTCAAGGGCGCGCAGATGAGCCCGGCGGATATTCACGCGGCAGTCGCAAGCGTGGTTCCTTCAAACTGGGCTGACCCGACGCTCGCGCGGCGCACCGAATCGCGCATGAACATTGCCCGCTCGAATGGTGACATCGAAGGCATCCAGCAGGCCCTCAAAGATGCCTCCGCCGAAATCGGAGCGGTCAAAAAGGAAACCAATCCCGACGTCCAGGCCGGAAAAGAAAAAGTGGCAGCGATCGAAGTGGCGGCCGCACAGAAGATCAAGGGCATGGCCGAGCCGGTCTATGCGACCGATCCGAAGACGGGCGTCACGCGGCCGATGAGCAAAACGGATGCGCTGCAGTCGGGCATGGCCTTCATCCGTCCGGTCACCGAGCCGCAAGTCCGAGAAGACACTCAGCTCAACAATCGCTTGGGCGACATCCGTCAGAAAACCACACAGTACGAGGAGTTGTTGAAGACGCCCCTCTCTGCGCAGGATCAGGGAAATATTGCAGGGCTGCTTGGAACCAAGGGCAAACTGGGCGCATTCGGCACCGAGATTCCGCTGGACCGCGTGAACGCGGCGCTCAACAAAGAAAATCTTGAAAGCCTCTCGCCGCACGCTCGCGACGTGCTGGTCGCCTACCGCAGTGCGCGCGAAGCGATGCTCGGATACCAAAAAGTTCTCTCCGGATCGAGTCGGGCCAGCGACAAAGTATTCGAGATCAACGATCAGACGCTGCCCGACCCGAGCTACACCGACCCGGACATGGCGCAACGTGGGCTTACGAGTTTCAAACAGAATCTTAAGGTCATAGGCCAAGGCTTGCCCGATTTAACCAGCATTGGCGTGAAATCTCCCGACCAGATCGAGCAGGAAGTCGTCCAGCGCGGAGCTGGCGGCGGCGCACCGGCGGGTGGCGGCTTCAGCGTGAAAGCTCCCAACGGCAAGACCTACAACTTCCCCGATCAGGATTCCGCCGATTCCTTCAAGAAAAGGGCCGGAATTCAGTGAGCGACGGGACCGAGAGGATTGTCTATCGTCCCCAGCTTCGCGGCGGGCTTTTCCTCGAACCTTTCCCCGGCTCGAGCAACGAAGAAAAGGCCAAGCGGGAAATGGAGGAACGGCTGAACCGGCTGAACTTTGCCGCCCACTTCCATTACGAAGACCCTTGGACGCCGCGCGTGGCGGCAGTCACCTTCGATGAAAAAGGCAATTACAACTGTGGGCGCTGCAACAAGCAGGACGGGCGAAGCGAATGCCTGATCATCCCCATCACGGTCGACCTTAAGGCCGGTTCCTGCAAGCACTACGAGATTCGCTGCGCGTCCGACCGGGAAATCGACGTCTCGGGAATCGGCCACACCGCGGAAGAAGCCATGTACGGGGTTGCGGCCAATGGCAAGGGTTTCGGCTGCCATCGCTGCCCGTTCTCGAAACGTGCCCACGAACCCGACAGCGTAGGCCGTGAGCTCTATTGCGGCAAGGGCGAGTTTCGCGTGCCGTGGAATGCGTGCTGCGAGGTCAACGGGGCGAAAGTCCTGGCCGAATACGAAGGCAACAAGCCGGTAAAGCATGAGCACGCCAGCTATTGATTACGACGCCATCGCGCGGCAGCACGGCGGCACCGCCGCGGCGGTAGTGGACTATGACGCCCTCGCTGCGCAGCATGGCGGCACGGCGCAAGCTCAGCCACCTGCACAGCCGAAGTCCCTTGGCTCCGACATGTTCGGCTCCATCCCCGACAACCTGTATACGCGCATCGGCGCGCGCATCAAGGAAAACCTCGACATCCCAAAACAGATTGCGGGGGCGAGTGATGCGATCAGTGCGGGAATCCAGCGAATCAAAGATGGCGGCTGGGAAGACGCTTTTAACTTCATCAGCAAGAAGGATTCCCAGCTTCCGGCCTTTCGCCAAGCACTGCGCGATGAATTCTCGAAGCCGGAGAACGTGATCGGCGACGCGCTCTCGGCCTACATCCTGGGGCAAGGGCACGAAGCCATGCGCGGGTCGACCGCGGACCTGGTCGACCAGCACATCCCCCCGGAAGGCTCGACCTATCGTCGAAACCTCGAAACCAAAGCTGCCATCGAGCAGCACCTCGAATCTGGCAACGTCGATAAGGCGCAGGCAGTTCTAGATGCAGCGCGGCGGGCGAGTGAACCGGTTCCCCCGAAAGCCAGCGCGCAATATCGCAGCGCCACGCAGATCCGGCCGTCGATTGAACGCATCATGCCGGACCAACCGGCTGCAGCTCCGCCCGCAGCGGCACCTGCGGTGGCGGCGCCAACTCCCGAAGCAACTGCCCCTCCGGCGACGGAAGCTCCGAAGCCCGAAGTAAATCAAACTCCACCGACAGAGAGCGAAGAGGCTTACAGCAGCCCGTACAAAAACAAAACGCCCGCGCAATGGAAGAAGTTCGACGAGCGGCTTACGAAGATTCTCGACGAGATCCGCTCAGAACCTCCGAAAGAAGCAGCACCCGCGGTGCCAGTCGAACAGGACTTGACTCCGCAACTGCTCGACTCCTTGCGCCAGATTCAGGCCCGCAAAGCTTTCCTAGATCAGAACGCAGCCCACTAAGACCGACTTACTAAGCTCCCATGAAACTCCTGAAACGCCTCTTATTCGTGCTATTGCTGTGGGGCGGCTTCGCCCATCTCGTAGAAGCGCAAGTGCTGGTCTCGATCACGTCCTCGCCCTACCAGCAGTTTCTCGATAACTCCGGCAAGCCTCTCGCCGGCGGCAAGGTCTACACTTACAACGCCGGCACCACCACGCTGGCCAATAGTTACACCGATTCCTCAGGTACCACACTCAACACCGACCCGATCATCCTGGACGCCGCCGGCGTGCCCGCCAACCCCTCGGGCGTCGAAGTCGGGATCTGGCTCGCCAATCAGTCCTACAAATTCTGCATTCAGAACTCGCTCGGCGTGCAGCTCCGCTGCATCGACAACATCCCTGGCTATGCC